GCGGTCATTCGGATGCTATTCCATTTGACCGTGTGGCGTTGTTCTATCGCATGTTTCGGCTTGATACAGACCCCTAGGTTCTGCGCTACTTGCGGACAACTGTTATGACCCTCACAGTAAAGGCATCCTGCCTTAACATTGTACATACTGCGTGGAAACGGTGAACTTGTTGTGTGTGCGTTGTTGTATTGCCTCCCCCTAGAATCTTGCAAAGGAGTAGGTCTGTATCGCCATTGTTTACATGCGGATTTTGATTTATTACCTACTCATACCGCGAATCCTTTGGTATCATCTGTCGTGCGCTTAAATCAATAGCGTTGCTTCCGGTGAGTCTCACCTAATCGCACCATCGTATCCCCGATTCGTACCTAGTCAGTCAGTCGCGTCCCCCTTGCGGGTTCGGCAGTCAGTCGCGTTGATACCAGTGATGTTATACGTGGCGAGGGATGCTATCGTCGTTGTTTCGCGTTACTGTCAACCCTCATATAATGGTCGATATTGTAAACAAAGCACTATGTATCGTTTGACGACCTACCCCCCTGCCCGCCTGACCGACCGACCCCATGATGCCCCATTACCTACCACATCGTCAGGTGGTTGGACTTTTATAACATCCTATGTTTTAATACCTCATCCCCGAAACCACAACAACGAGACCCAACCACATGCTAAAAGGATTCGAACAACGCGTAGTCGACGAGAAAGATGCAATCGACAGAAAAATCCGCAGCCTGCAGGTATTCATGGCTGACCGTAAGATGAAAGCCCTGCCAGCAGACGAGCAGATGCGACTGACCAACCAGCACATCGCCATGAAAAATTATGCAACTATCCTGGGCGACCGCATCCAGAACTTTGCAGCACCGCTACCCGAGTAATCGCATAATGCCCAGACCAAATAGAAACATGAGGCGCGTGAGTATCTTCGTGCCCGGTGCCCATGCCGATATCGTGAACAAGCTCGCCAGGCGAAAAGGCCTTAACCCGTCAGACATCTACCGGGCCATGCTGAAGAGGTTCCTTGTGCAAGAAGTAAAAGCTGCTCAAACACCTGACACACAGGAAGCGAAACCACAGGAAGACAACGATGCTGGTTAACTCAGACCAGTATCTGCTGTTATTGGGCAGCCTCAACGTCGCACCGTCAACAGCGGGACCAGAGCAGATACGGTCATTCAGCTGGATGCCATATGGGCCGTTTGCAGACCAGACCGAGTGCATCAAGATGATAATGATGGGCACATACCACTATGACGAGCTTAAGATTGTGAAGCTGTCCCTACCATTGCTCTCAAGGCCTGACCGTGATACCGTGTTGTTAGACGAACTGACGGAGACCGCAGAAGTCTGCGAATTAGTAGATGAGCCAAACACAACAAAATAATCCCCCGGTAATACCTGACCTTGCGACAGTTTCTGTGCAAGATTTGCTCACGGACAGGGCTAACCTCCTGGCCAACGAGATAGCGGCTAATCTGAACACCGTTAAAGAAATTCTTGCGAAATACAATATCAAACATAAGGATTTTGCGCTCCTATACAAGACTCCGCAGTTTAAAGCGAAGCTCGATGCAGCAAGGCTCGACTGGGCATCTGACCAGGGGCAGAAGATTTTGTTTGCCAAAAAAGCTGCGATGGCTGCAGAAGATGGCCTTATCGATATGTACAAGATTGTAAAAGATGCAACCGTGCCACCGTCTAATCGCATAACGGCACACCAACACCTGTCCACACTCGGTAATGTTATGCCCAGCAAAGCGTCAGGCGGTGAGGACAATTCGAACAAGCACAGTATAATTATCAACTTGCATCCGCCAGGGTCCAAGGAGATGAAGACGATAAATGCGACTGGTACGGTGATAGAACATGAACAGAGCGAGTAAACCGAACAGGCTTGATGTCTGGGGAAATTCCATGCTGAACAAGTGTTCTAGCCGGCTGCGGAACCGTCGGAAGCGGTGTGCGAGCAAGAAGCGCAGGGTGATGCTCAATGTCAGCGCCTGACCGTGTGACCGCCTTGCCGGACTGGGTCGTTAAGGCTGCAGCGAAAGGTGAGCTCGGGGAAGTCCTCCAGGCACGCATGAGTGAGGAGCTCCGTCGGGGTATATCACTGGGTGTGGGGTGGACGTTCGGGGAGTGTTGCTCTACGCTCGATGCTGGGAGTGACCCACGACAGTCGTGCCAGGGTATGGCTCTGGACAGAGCGATGGAGAATTTGCTAGATGGGTAAGAATTCGACGTTTAATTACAACCCGCCTGATACGCTCAACGACTTCATGTGGGACAACTCCAGGCTGAGGTTCATACGTGGGCCTATTGGCTCAGCGAAGTCGACTGCATGTGCCATGGAGCTGTTCAGGCGTGCGTGTGAGCAGGAGCCTGACGATGACGGGATAAGGCGGACACGCATGGTAATCGTGCGGAATACGCTGCCACAGCTCCGTACAACGTGTCTGGAGACCATACGGGGCCTGTTCCGGGACTTCATGACGTACAAAGTCAGTGAAAACAAGATAACGATAGAGGTGAATGATGTCCACAGCGAATGGTACCTGTTCAGTATCGACACGGAAGACAATATTAATAAGCTACTGTCATTCGAGATTACGATGGGGTGGATTTCAGAGTTCCGCGAGATTTCGCCAGAGATTGTCCAAGCAGTGTATTCTCGGTGTGGCCGTTTCCCGTCAAAAATCCATGGTGGTGCGACGTTTCATGGCATCGTCGCCGAGACGAACTCCTTTTCGGAGGATTCTCCTTGGTACGAGCTACTTGAGTTAGACCGTCCGAGTAACTGGGGCTATCACGTACAGCCCGGGGGAAGAGAGCCAGATGCTGAAAATGTTGAGAACCTGCCTGAGACTTACTATGAAGACATGGTTGAGTCCAATACGGAAGACTGGGTGGACCAGTATATCGATAACCATATTAGCGCTTCGCTCGCCGGGTCGGCCGTTTTTAAGAAGTCATTTGTGCCAGACTTCCACACCAGCGACACGCTCAATTTCATACCAGGCAAGCCACTCATCATTGGCATGGACACCGGACGACACCCAGCAGCAATCATTGGACAGCTGGACGCTTGGGGTCGAGTGCTTATTCATGCTGAAGCTCATGCAGAAGGCATGGGTATGGAAAATTTCATAAGTACCATATTGCGGCCTCTGATTGCCGAACGGTTTGGGAATGCATCGGTCTATGCGATAATAGACCCGGCCGGTAGGCAGCGGTCGCAAATCGGTGAAGAATCAGTCCTCGACGCCATAAAACGCATGGGGTTGTCTGCCCGTCTTGCCAGTACGAACAACATTGACCCGAGGCTAAGGGCCGTAGAAAAGTTGTTTTTAGCCAACATCGGGGGCAAGGCCGCAATACTAATTGATACACGATACTGCCCAACGCTCCTGAGGAGCCTGAAGCACGACTACAAGTACAAACGCAGCAAAGCGAGTAAGCAACTCGATGAAACGCCAGACAAGAACCACCCGGCCAGTGACCTGTGCGATGGGCTACAGTATTTGGCTCTGGGGATATCTAATTCCCTCATTGGACGAGAACTTCGTGCTGAGGAGTACGTACGAAAGCCAGCTATGCCTGTGGGTGCGTGGACATGAGCCTAACAGCAATACAGACTACTTTTGAGAAAGAAGAAGAAGCGTCTCGTGTAACACTGAACGAAGCGCTGGATATGAACCTACGTGAGGTTATCGTTATCGGCACAGGGCAAGACGGCCTAATCCACATAAAAGCCACAGTTGGTAAAAACGCCCAGGACAAAATTGGCGCCCTGGAGTTTGCGAAACTGGAAATATTTAAAAATTGGGATTGACACCACCTAACTCCCTGACATACACTCCAGGAAACCATCACTCGGAATTTATCCATGGCGTTAGGCCCGCTTAAGGTTGTCTCAGAAGGAGTGCTTCAAGAACAAGAAGAAGCTCAGCAGATAGTTGACGCCACAGAAAGTTCAAAAGATGAAGTTGCCGTCGAAACGATGGCCGGCTACATCGGCAAACGATATTACGATTTCAAGTGGCACAGACGTGACCAGAACCTTGACGAGCGGTATTTGCATGCCCTTCGTACGTACAATGGAGAATACCATCCGAGTAAACTCCAGGAAATCAAAGCATTTGGCGGGTCAGAAGTCTTTTCCCGCATCACCTCTGTTAAATGCCGCGGCGCGACCGCCATGCTCCGGGACATCTTCCTGTCCAGCGACCAGCCATGGCATATTAAGCCAAGCCCCGTTCCCGACCTGCCTGAAGATATTAATGCCTCCATCGATGAACTGATTGAATCAGAAGTCCAGTCAATGCAGCAGTCAGGCGCCGGCGTGGATAAGAATGCCATCGAGCAGAGACGCTCACAGCTAAAAGATGCAGCATATCGCGCTGGAATCAAAACAGCGAAGGACGCAGCGAAGCGCTCCGAGAAGAAAATGCAGGATGTACTACTCGAAGGTGGGTTTTACACGGCACTACACGAATTCCTAATTGATTTACCAATATACCCGTTTGCATGCATAAAAGGCCCCTTCGTACAGATGGAGCAGGTGAACAAATGGGTAGACGGTCAGATAACCTCGAAAGCAGTGCCCAAGATGTGTTGGAAACGTGTGGCGGCCTTCGACCTGTATCTCGACCCGGGCATAACGAACATAAAAGAAGGTGCGGTAATCGAACGCATCAAACTATCCAGAACCGACCTGAACAACCTGATAGGAATACCAGGTTACGACGAGGATGCTATTCGTGAAGTTTTACGCGACTACAACACGGGATTTAAGGATTGGCTGGAAGAACTCGAACATGAGAGGGCCACTCTCGAGGACAGGGAAGACCCGTACGACAACCGTTCGGAGTTAATTGACTCTCTTGAGTGGCATGGGCCCTTACAAGGACAGCTCCTCCTGGACCAGGGCTTTACTAAGAAACAAGTGCCAGATGCTGATATGGACTACTGGGTTGACGCCGGAATTATCGGCACACACACCCTCAAGGCACATATCAACCCAACCCCACGCCCGCGTCCTGCCAACTTCATGTGCAGCTTCGAGACTGTACCTGGCACACCGAGA